CTAGGACTAATTTCAATAGTCACACCGTTGATGGTCAACATCTCATTCTCTTCTGTTCTTCGCTTTTCAATAAAATCAATAATTTTTTTGTTTAGAGCGAGAGGAATAGCTTCTATGACAGATACACATTCTCTCATCTTAAGCTCGTTAAAGTTGACTTTTGTCTGGCCGAGGGTGACACTATTAATGTGTTTTATTAATTCGTGTGTATAAATACTACCAATATTCCTAGAGTTATTATCACCATTACGCTTTACCTCATCTTCAAGCTTTTTAGTAACTTCAGTCTCCCACTCTAGTGAGGGCACTTTAACATCGACACCAATACCTTCAAAGCTAAAGCTGTCTGTACCTGGTGTTTTAAACTTATAGCTCGAGATCTTCTCAGGTAGCAGGCTAATATCAATCACATCATCTTTGGCTTTGTAATTAGGTCCGAGAGCGCTTACTCGCAATGTAGTAATAATAGCTAACTTGTCATGTTGGGTAATATTTTTAACTCCTTCATTTTGAGTAATAATACCGTTAATTAATCGGGTAAATGAAATAAGTCCAGCGACTCCATCACCAACGCAAGAGATAATATCTTTCTGGTGCTTGAGGCTTAGAGGTTTAATTTCAGCAACTTCACCTGTAGAAGGAATAACTACCTTCACATTATTATTAACCGCATTTAGCTTTGAGATAAAATCAGAGATATCTTGTGACATAAAAGTATTTACTACAATGGTATCGAATTGCCAGCATCACCAGACTTATTCTCATTTGATAGCTCCTTAAGATAGAATTTTACATCCATAAGAGTAGATTTAAATAAGATATCGGCACTAATTTTACGTGACAGGTGAAATATAATTTCTCTATACGAATCAATACTATACTCACTAAAAAGAAGCTTAGCAAAGTTAAAGACATCTGATGTAAATAAATTTAGTGCAATTTTCTCATTCAGAGATTGAGTACCATCAAACAAAACTATATGCCCGACCTCGTACAATAAGTAGTGCTTTATTTCACTGAAGACAGATGGAGGTAGTAAGGAAAGTATCTTATCTTTAGATTCAACATCTAACTTAGAGAAATGTATTACTTGACCTCCTACTTCAATAGTCTTTATAACTGTTTGAATGTCACTAACTATAGAGTTAGTAACTATCATATCATTAGGAGTATCAACAATAATTTTAATATCATCTACTACAATCATCTTACTGTAATCCTCTACTGATGTAAGCGCTTCAATTAACCTATATACAGGTATAGCTACTTGAGAAGTGGAAGATGATAGTGTTAACTCTTCACTTATAAAGAACTCTCTAGCTTTAAGTATAACAAATAGCTTATCAACACTATTTAAGCCTTTTAGGTTAAGTATATCTTCGATATAGTCTACTAACCCTTCATCATTATTATCATATATTAATCTAGATATTGTCATCACCTGCTCAAATGTGATGATAGGTATTTTTATACGTTCCCCTAAATGAGGCAATTTAACAATATGCATATTAGTATTGTATCACTTTATAATCTCTATAACCGAATGTAACAGTTTTAGCTTTAATGTCATCACTAGTATAGTTATACTGCGCACCTTCTGTATTAGTAGGGAATACATCGTAGAATACATACTCTTTTCGTTTCGACATATCCCTGCCGTACTGTGTGATATTAACTGCTTTTGCTTTCAATCCGCTGTTAATAAGCCCATCTATACTCAGAGCTATGGTCCATGGCCTGAACAGCGCAGCTTCAATATCTGAGTGCGTCTCGATAAAGTTAACAGTGAGGTTACGAGATAAAAACCCTGCACGTTTAGTTACACCATAACCTGCCATGTATGCGCCTGTAGCTCCATCTGCAATAATCTCAGATACCTCATAGTTCTCTGAAGGTATTGTAACCTCCTGCGCAACAAGTATATTACCAAGCGATTTATCTGTCCATAGATCACTAGTATTAACTCTCCAACCACTGTATGTATCTACTTTAGATAATGCACTATTAATCGCTCCAGTAATGCCACTATCTGATATTGTAACTGTCCACATCGTCTGAAGTGGTAGGAAGAAGTTTCTATCAGATGAGAACTTACTAATGAAGCTTTGTACTGGTGATGCCATATATTTTATTTATTACAAAAAAAGCGCTACGACATAATCGTAGCGCTTTATATTTATATGTTTACTATAATTAGAATTGATCGTACAAGTGATACGAAAGAGTAACTGTAAGCTTAAGAATCTCACCGTTACCATCAGCGATACTATAATCAACAGGATTAATGTTTCTTATTGAAGCACCGATTAATGTGATAGTAGATGTTTCTTCTAGCTGTCTGTTAAGAACAGATAGAACGATTACACTCTCTCTACCTGGCATTTGATATTCACCAGTAGATGTAGCATCGTTAAACACTGTTCTTGAAGCACTTTCAAACTTCTTACGTAACTCGATAGCTTCATCATGATAGAATTCAATCTGATAGCCTTCAGAGTTAGGATATGTCGAAGCGCCGGGTACATTGAAGTTTTGACCAAAGTATTTAGCCTGCTTGTTTTCAATGTTACGACCTGGTAGAGAACCAGATCTTGCATAAACAAGATCACCGTTCCCTACGAAGGTTTGTCCTGCGATAGTAACTTGCTTGATTCGAAACAAAAAGTCTCTAGCAAATTGCTTTGATGCAGCGCGTTGAAAGAAGTCTGTAATAGTAGTTGCCATATATTATATTTATTGATTAGTTAAATTATCCACCAATAATTTCTTGGAAGTTGGTGTCTGTTCTAGTAGCTATGAAGTTAAGAAGAATAAACTCGCTAGCACGTACAGGCTTGATGTAGAAATCAACTACTAGCTCGTTATTATCAATAACTTGCGGAGTATTGTTTCTTTCATCGCATACAATCAAGTAGTCGTATACACCTTCTGTGTTCTTAGCTCTATCAAAGATAGGCACAAGAGCATTAACAAGTCGTGTACGGGTAAATGTTGTATTAGGTTCGAATACGAAGAACTGAGATAGTTTCTTAGAAGGTCTTTCAAGTGCAAGGAACAATCTACGAACATTGATTCTATCGAAGGCACTTGGCTTACGATTGAGTGTCTTCTGACCATAGATTACATTACCTTGTGCTGGGAAGAATGCAACAGGGTTAATATTAGTTTTGTATAGCTCATCGCGTTGCTTCTGATTAGGAGTAGATGCAAGCTCAAGAACATTAGTTACAAGACCATTGGTAAATCCAGCAGGTGCAATCCATGGGAATCTAGCTGCATCAGTACGTGCATAAGCAGCTGCAGCGTAGCCGGAGAACGGTACCCATACTTGTTGACCAGAGCTTGGATCATATGTCTTGCTCCAGTTTGCATAAGTAGCTGCATATGATGTATTAGCAGTAGAGTACAAGTGTCTCAGAGCCCAGTAAATATCTCTCTGATAGATTGAGTTCTTATTAGCTGCTATCTTATTGTTAGTACCAGTAACGAAGATATGACGTAGTGGATCCGCAATAAAGATACAATCACCACGACCACCACCGACATAACCAGGTGAGCAGAAGTTTGCAAACTTGTTGAAGATTGTCATGTAGTTATTACGAAGAGTAACACCATCGTTGCTAGGTGTACCAGTTGTTCTTAGACCAGATACTTGAGTAGCAAGGGTTGTGTTATAGTTAGTCTCGTCGTAGTATGCGGTTTGAGCACCAGAAGCAGCAGCGTATATTGTACCTAAGCCAGCTTCAACAACAACGTCTAATTCGTAGATATCATCGTTACGAACCGAATCAAGTGCACGATCAAGCTTAGTTGGAATATCTCCAAGATCTTTTGTATTAGCTGCAACACCAGTGTAAGCACCTAGCGGGTAAAGGTTATCAGCAAAACCTAGAGTAGCAACAAGAGCGTTAAGTGTGCTTGTTGAAACACCTGAAGTCGTCTGATTGTTGTTATCGATAAGCGATTTTGTCAGTACACGAACTTTTTTAAGTGGTACACCATCTACACCTAAAGAAGATGTACCGAGTCTGTTAGAGATGAAATCATTAACAAGAACTGTAGTGTTACGTGAATTTTCATCAGTACTTTCAAGGAAGTAGCTAATAGCAGGTCCACCTTTTTCATCATTGATAGTTTTAAAGTAATCGATCGAACCAACTACTTTTTCGTCAAGAACATAATCAAGTTTGAATGCTTCAGTTGAGAAAAGTGATTTACGAAGTTTAAATACACCGATGTTAAGTAAGTCAGCATCTTGTGTTTCGCTTGGTTGATAATCTGTAAGATTCTCCATCACTTGCGAAATACTGTTCGAAGCACCATTAACTGCTGCAGTAAGTTGGAACTGAAGTGTACCAGTTGGAACAGGTATGTATGTTGCTGTAGAAGTTAGGCTTGAGTTAAGTGTATTAACTCCAGTGATACTATTGAATGTTGTACCAGGGTTAAGGTTGAAGTTATCACCAATACCAATATAGTAACCTTCAAACTGATCATTAATCGCTGTTTGTGATTTATTAAGAATAACAACACCAGCTTTACCAAGATCGCTTAGATTGCTGAACGATGTACTTGCTGAAGCAGACCATGTAAATGCAGATCCCTCGATTATTGACTGATACTGAGTGTCAGTAAGTTCCATGTGTGTAGGTGAACCTAAAACATATGTACCTGCAGAAACACTAAGGGTATTGGATGTAGCACTAGTAGAAGATGTAACAGTAGAGACTGGATATACAAGAGCAGAATACTTTGTTGCAAATCCATTACCGCTTCCAAGGCCGTATGGCAATCTTGATGTATAAATGTTAGAAGGAGAGTTGAGAAGCTCTCTAATTGTATGGTAGAAGTATCTCTCTGCAGAGTTAGTTGGTGTACCGTAGATTAACTCAAGTTCATCACGTGTTGTGATCTTAAGCACTTCATCTGACGGGCCTTGATTCGCAAATCCGGCTACAAATACAGCAGTACCTACATTATTAGGCGCTACAATTGATAAATCGCGCTCCCTTACTTCAACACCAGGAGATAAAATTGTTCTAGTTGACATATACAATTATTTATACGTCTTTAGAATCTTTTTCGTTAAAACGCTAGCTTATCTACATGCATCTGCGAGTATACAAACGTGAAACCACTTACTATCTCACCAGATTCTTGGTAGTTGTAATCGATAGCATTAATTGATGTAGGAAATGCTTTTGTATACTTAAACGATATACGCTTGTTGTTATACTCATCCAAACCATATATTGTCATATCAGTTTGATAATCATTAAAATTAGAATCTATCCGGATGTTGTCAGCGTTATATCTACCCTCTTGTTGATCGTGTAATAGATTTAACCACTGATAAATTACCCAGTAGTTATTGTACTCATTATCAATAGTAAACTTAACATTAACAGGAGGATAAGAATTCTTAGAGTGTGATGATATATACAGTGTATTACCAGCATATCTATTCTCTACAGCTGGTACAGTAATTTCAGGTACCATTGAACCGAACACTGCGAACTGAACAGCATCAGGTTTAACTG